GTTTACTGGAAAGGTAAAAAATATTCTAGATCACAAATGCAAGAAGGAGCTAAAAACTTACCTTGGGAAGCCGAGGCATATAGAAGATCATAATGAAAAAAATTTGGCAATGGCTTACTGGTTCCGTCATAAAAGAAGTTGGCGAGGTTTTAGATAATCTTACAACCACTAAAGAAGAAAAACTAGAAGCACAGCGTCTTATTACAGAAATTCTTGAGAAAGCCGACAAAGAAGCTCAAGAACAAGTTACAGCAAGATGGGAAGCAGATATGCAATCTGATTCTTTCTTATCTAAAAATATTCGCCCATTAGTACTTATATACTTAACAGTTATATTTACTGTGTGCGCTTTTTTTGACGGAAACGTTGGAGAATTTAAAATAGCAGAAGAATATATCCCAATATTCCAAACTCTTCTTGTCACGGTGTACGGCGCGTATTTCGTGGGTCGTACTTGGGAAAAAGCAAAAGCAATTAATAAAAAATAAATAAACTAAAAAATGGGACAATACGGAAATCAACCTGATTTTATAACTGAAGTATTATACGAAGGATCTGGTGATGATAATATTAATTCAAGCACTTTTTTAAATGGCGCTATAATGTATGTGGGTGACACTGCCGGTGGAGATGTTATTAGAGCAATACCTGTTGGTCGCACTAGAGATGGTCAAGTAACTGGTACTAACATAACAGAAGGCGGAGCTGGTTATACGGCTGGAACTAATATAGCTACTATAGGCGGTAGTGGTACTGGCCTAACTGTAGACACGACTGTAGTAGCTGGTGAAGTAACTGCTATTGCTATAAACAACGCTGGCAAGGGATATAAAATTGGTGATGTAATAAGAGTAGGCGGCTCAGCAACTACTGGTTGTGATTTTACTGTAAACGCAATAAGCAACTTACCAACAGGTCAAGAAGCAATAACTATTTTTGGTTGCCAAGAAGGTGTAATATTACCTTTTGTTGTTGATTATATTTTAGCAACTAATACTACAGCTGGAAAAATAATAGCAGGTAAGTAATGGCAATTGGAACAGGTATTAGATTAAGTATACCTCATGCAGAGAAGAAGTAATTTCTGAATAAATAGTGTAACTATATTAAAATAAATCAATTAAATTAAATCAAATGGCAAAAATTACAAAAGAACAATTAGAAAACGTTGTAAAAACAAACAAAGAGTTAGAAGATACTGTACTAGAAATAGGTATTTTAGAAAGCAAAAAACATGGATTGCTACATAAGGTTGCTGAAGTAAACAAAGTTTTAGAAGAGCAAAAAGTAGAACTTGAAAAGCAATACGGTAAAATATCTATTGATCTTAAAACTGGTGAATACACAGAAATAACTGAAGAAGCGTAATGAACTCAGTTATAAGAAAAATCAGTATTGGTTCTGACTATAAGAACGACGCTATGCATTACTCTGTAGGCCAACAGGTTTACGGTGGTCATGAAATAGCGTATATACTATTTGATGAGTCTGATAATTCTTATAATATTCATATAAAGAAAAACAATGAAGTACTACCTTGGAAAAAATTTAATTCAAACATGGCAGTATCAGTTGAATATGATTTAGAGTATTAATGAGAAGCTTATATGACTTTATAGTCAAGCCAGTTGGCGAAAAGTATAATAATACAGTTAGAATAGGTGACAAAGATTTAGTTGTAAATACTAAAATTGAAAACTGGAAATTTGTAAATAGAATAGCTGAAGTTATAGAAACACCATTAGCGTTTAATTCTAATATAGAAAAAGGAAACTTAGTGGTTATACATCAAAACGTGTTTAGAACGTTTTATGACATGAAAGGTAATAAGAAAAAAAGTAGATCTTATTTTAAAGACGATTTATTTTTCTGTGGAGCTGATCAAGTTTATTTATATAAAAACGAAAAAGGCTGGAACACTGTTGGTGACAGATGCTTTATAATGCCTATAAAAAGTAATGATCCTCTAACAATCGATAAAGAACGAAGTCTTGTTGGTATATTAAAATATGGTAATAAGTCGTTAGAAGCGCTAGAAATAAACCCAGGAGACTTAGTAGGTTATACACCTAATGGCGAATGGGAGTTTTTGGTTGATAATAAGAGACTTTACTGTATGAAATCTAATGATATTGTAATTAAATATGAACACCAAGGAAACGAAGAAGAATATAATCCACGCTGGGCGCAAAGCAGTTGAAGAATTAATAAAAGTTGCAAAAGAACCAATAGTTGATTCTGATGACGATATATCAGCTGATAGATTAAAAAACGCTGCTGCTACAAAAAAGCTAGCTATATTCGATGCGTTTGAAATACTTGCTAGAATAGAAAACGAAGAGGACTTGTTAAACGATAAACCTAAAAAAGTAAAAGAAGAAAGAACTTTTAAAGGTTTTGCAGAAGGAAGATCTAAGTAATGTACAAGCAAACTCTATTTAAGGTTTTAGAAGACCACATTAAACCTAAAACTATTCAGCGTATTAACCGTTATAAAAAATGGGAATACGGGTACAACAAAGAACACGATGTTGTTGTTATAAGCAAAAGTGGCCAAATTGGTGAAATATATGAAATACAAAATCTAAAAATAGCATTACCAAAAGAGCGTAATGTTCATAGATTTGAATCTGACACTTGGGAATATACTGAATATCCTAAAGTTTTAAAAAAGATTAAATCAGTGTTTGATTGGGAAGAATACCCTTTAGATTTTAAAGAAAAATGGTATGATTACATTGATAATGAATTTAATAAAAGAGAACAAGGCTTTTGGTTCTATAATAAGGGTGTGGCTACTTACATTACTGGTACTCACTTTATGTACTTGCAGTGGAGCAAGATTGACGTTGGGCAACCAGACTTTAGGGAGTCAAACAGATTATTTTTTATATTCTGGGAGGCTTGTAAAGCCGATGCACGATCTTACGGAATGTGTTATCTTAAGAACAGACGTTCAGGATTTTCTTTCATGTCATCAGCAGAAACCGTTAATATGGCGACAATTACGTCAGATGCACGGTACGGTATCTTGTCTAAATCTGGCCCCGATGCTAAGAAAATGTTTACAGACAAGGTCGTACCAATATCAGTCAACTACCCGTTCTTTTTCAAACCCATCCAGGACGGTATGGACAGGCCAAAGACAGAACTCGCCTATAGAGTACCGGCCACAAAATACACTAGGCGTAAACTTGAAACCAACGAAAAGCTTCAAGAGCTCGACGGGCTCGATACAACCATTGACTGGAAAAACACGGGTGACAACTCGTACGATGGGGAAAAATTAAAACTACTTGTACACGATGAAAGTGGAAAGTGGGAAAAACCAAATAATATTCTAAACAACTGGAGGGTTACAAAAACCTGTTTAAGGTTAGGTTCTAGAATTATTGGTAAGTGTATGATGGGAAGTACATCAAATGCTTTAGATAAAGGTGGTAGTAACTTCAAAAAATTATACAATGACTCAGACGTTACGAAAAGAAACGCCAATGGACAGACTAAGTCAGGATTATATTCTTTGTTCATACCTATGGAATGGAACTACGAAGGATACATTGATTCTTATGGCTTACCTGTATTCGACACACCGAGTAAAGCAGTTAAAGGTCCTCAAGGCGAAGAAATAGATTTAGGTGTAATAGAATACTGGGAAAATGAAGTTGAAGGTTTAAAGCAAGATCAAGATGCTTTAAACGAATTTTATAGACAATTTCCTAGAACTACAAAACACGCGTTTAGAGATGAGTCAAAAGAATCTTTATTTAATCTAACTAAAATATACGAGCAAATAGATTTTAACGAAGATTTAAAAAATTCTATAAATGTAACAAAAGGTAATTTTTTGTGGAAAGATGGGATTAAAGATAGTGAGGTTGTTTTTATGCCAAATGACAGTGGTAGGTTCAATATTACTTGGGTTCCACCTGTTAACATTCAAAACAACGTAGTAACTAAAAATGGTATTAAATATCCTGGTAATGAGCACGTTGGTGCTTTTGGATGTGATCCATATGATATATCAGGTACAGTTGACAAAAGAGGTTCTAATGGTTCTCTTCATGGGCTTACAAAGTTTTCAATGACTGATGCTCCACCAAATCATTTTTTTTTAGAATATATATCTAGACCGCAAACGGCTGAGATATTCTTTGAAGATGTTTTGATGGCCTGTGTATTTTACGGTATGCCGATATTAGCTGAAAATAATAAACCAAGACTGCTTTATCATTTTAAACGTAGAGGTTATAGAGGTTTTTCAATGAATAGACCTGATAGAAAAAGAAACAAACTTTCGGTAACAGAAAGAGAATTAGGTGGAATACCAAATTCAAGTGAAGATATAAAACAAGCCCATGCCGCAGCTATAGAGTCTTATATAGAAGATTTTATAGGTTTAAGAGAAAGAGGTTATGGTGATATGTATTTCCAGCGTACACTAGAAGACTGGGCTAAATTTAACATAAACAATAGAACAAAGCATGATGCATCTATAAGTTCTGGTTTAGCTTTAATGGCTTGTAATAAACATAGATATGCGCCAAGTGCTCCAAGGAAATTAGTGTCATATGATTTAGGCATTAAAAAATATGATAACAGAGGAAATACGTCAAAAATAATAAGTTAATGAATATATATACCAATACTAGAAGTGCATTTCCTAGCCAAGTTGTTAGTGATCAAGAGAAAGCTAGCATTGAATATGGTAAGCAAGTTGCTCAAGCCATAGAAGGCGAATGGTTTGATCAAGGTAGAACAACAGGTAACAGGTATTTAACTAATTGGAATAACTATAATCAATTAAGACTATATGCTAGAGGTGAACAAAGTGTTCAAAAATATAAAGATGAATTATCTATAAATGGTGATTTGTCTTATCTTAATTTAGACTGGACACCGGTTCCTATTTTGTCTAAATTTGTAGACATAGTTGTTAATGGAATATCTCAAAAGTCTTACGATGTAAAAGCATATGCTCAAGATCCTGAGTCGGTAAGAAAAAGAACTAATTATGCTTCTAAGTTATATGAAGATATGCTTGCTAAAGAATATTTAGAAAGTTTAGAAGCAACACTAGGTATTGATGCTTATCAATCAGCTAGTAAAGACATAGTGCCAGAAACACCTGAAGATTTAGAACTTCATATGCAGCTTAGTTATAAGCAGTCTATAGAAATAGCGCAAGAAGAGGCTATATCTAGTGTTATGGCTCAAAATAAATACGATTTAACTAGAAAAAGGTTAAACATGGATTTAGCTGTGCTTGGTATAGCGGCAGTTAAAACAGATTTTAACACAGCTGAAGGCGTTACTATAAAGTATGTCGATCCAGCTTATATGGTTTATTCATATACAGAAGATCCTAACTTTGAAGATATATACTACGTTGGTGAGGTTAAATCTATAACAATACCAGAACTTAAAAAAGAATTTCCTGGAATACCAACAGCTGAGTTGGAAATGATAGAAAAAATGCCTGGTAATAAGTCATATATAACTGGTTACGGTAATTATGATAATAATACTGTACAAGTTTTATATTTTGACTATAAAACATATCATAATCAAGTTTTCAAAATAAAACAAACAGAACAAGGTTTATTAAAAGCTATTGAAAAACCAGATACTTTTAACCCACCTGAAAATGATATGTTCGAAAGAGTTTCAAGATCTATAGAGGTTTTATACAGTGGTGCTAAAGTTTTAGGAACTGATATAATGTTAGACTGGAGTTTGTCAGAAAATATGACTAGACCTACTGCAGATACTACAAAAGTTAGAATGAATTATGCTATTTGTGCTCCTAGAATTTACAAGGGTAGAATAGAGTCTATGGTTAGTAAGTGTACTGGTTTTGCTGATATGATTCAATTAACGCACTTAAAGCTACAGCAAGTTATATCTCGTATGGTGCCAGACGGTGTTTATTTAGATATGGACGGTTTAGCTGAAGTTGATCTTGGTAATGGCACAAACTATAATCCAGCTGAAGCATTAAACATGTATTTTCAAACTGGTTCTATTGTAGGTAGATCACTTACACAAGACGGTGATATGAATGCAGGTAAAGTACCTATTCAAGAACTTCAAAGTAGTGGTGGTAATGCTAAAATAGCTAGTTTAATTCAAACTTATCAGTATTACTTACAAATGATACGTGATGTAACGGGGCTTAATGAAGCTAGAGATGGAAGTTTACCAGACAGAAACACATTG